GATTGTTGTCTCCATATCTATGAGAGGAATCAAATAAGGTAAGTGGTTGAGATGTTCTAGTTCTTCCAAAAGCATCTGGATTTACACTTACAGGAAATCTATTATAGTTATCAACAACATTTCCATCCCTCGTTGCGATTAAGGGAACCTCAAAAAGTGTTCTTTCTTGATTTAGAAAGTCTTGTTCATTTTTATTCCACTGTGCCATAAATTACTCACCCCACGATAATCTTTCTGGTCTGTATCTTTCTGCGTTTTTAACTTTTATAGAAGTAGATTCTGCTGGATAGATATTATGAACTATCGCTCCAGGATATTCTTTTTGCAGTTGCTCTGCAAGTTGATTTTTATCCATCATCTTACCTTCAACTTCCATACGATATAATCTTCCTTGCCAAACTACATCTGCAAGAAAAGATTCGGTTGCTGTCTCTGGTTGAGATGAATTCATATAGAGATTTCCATTGAAATCTCCAGCAATATTGATACTTTCTGAAATGAATTGTTGAAAAGATTTCATTTTAGTTGCAGTTCCAACGACGGAGGGCTTTGTTGATTCTGGAATCTGGATCTCTTGCAGTTTTTGTGGAAGTCAGTTTTGATTTCATTCCAGACATACGACGGCAGAATGAAGCACGACGTTTTGCTCTTTTACCTTCTGGATTTTTTTCAGTTACTGCAGTTTGAAGTTTTGAACCTGGATTCTCGCGACGATATGCATTAACTGCTTTTTGACTTAAACCATCAGTCTTATCTTGACGATTAACTTTTTGCCAGTCTTCCGATAATCCAAAGTCTGCTCTCCAGTTTGAATATTCCTCTACCTTCATTTCACCACTATCGATATAATCTGCGGCAGCATCAATATAATCTGCTGCTTTAGTAATTTTTGATTGAACCCACGCTTCAATATTACCTTCGCCCTTCATTTTTTTACGAAGTCTCTTTGCAGCAGAGATGATTGTAGAAATTTCTGAGCGAGCCATTGAGTGCTCATGATCATAAGACTCTGGAAAATTACCAGGATGTACAGTTGCGATATTATATTTTAATTGATTAGTTGTTAGTGCTGAAGGAATTGAGAACATATCCCAATACTTTGGTCCATATTTGCACTCACTTCTAGTTTCATCTTTTTTGCATTTTGGACAATATCTGATCATTGATTGTTCCTCCTTTACTGGTACACAATTTGGGACCATTTTTTTACCTTTTTTCTTCATTCCTTCTTGCTTATATCCATCCCAACAATCTTCTGATTTAGTTCCCCAGTTAGCAGCACCAACCTTACGGCACTTAACCAATGCTCCTGATGCATATGCACTTGGCCAAACATCATATCTAGATTTTACTTTTTGATAACAAGCATCTTTCTTACCACTACCCTTGCCTGGTTTATCTTTAACTTCTTGTAAGTTCATTTCTTCAGTTCTTACGTTTGTTGGTTTAGCGCCACCAGTTTTTTCTGGTTGATTTGGATCTAATCTATTTTTTCTTCTTCTTGCCGCCTCTTCTTCATCTTTAGACAAAGATCTTTTCATTTTTGAACTTCCGCATTTTGGAGTAGAAGTTTGACCTGGTTGACGGGCACAAGGTTTACCTGCCCATTTTCCACCTAACTGAACCCACCCCCTTTTACCATCAGATGATTTAGATTTATTAAACCAATCGTGAAGACCTTGATCCCCAGAAGTAGTTTCTTCTTTCACATCCTTAAACTTTTTATGATGCTTTTTAGCATCTGACTCCATTTTTTTCAAACGAGTATAATAATCTGGAATTTCATCTAGATGTTGAAGAGCAATATCTGTAGCAAGATCTTTATCTCTAGTATGCTCGTGCTCAATAGGAATTCCCATTTCAAGTTGCTTTCTTATGAAAGAAGCATCTAAGCGATGTTTCTTCGCAATTTCTTCAACTGTTTTATGGGGTTTGACCTTATGCACAATAATAAAAAATTATTACTCTTTATTATTTAGAAAACCTTGTTTGAGTAGTTTTGAAAGTTCTGATGTAGATCCAACAAATACCGCATTGTTTGTAACGTTATTGGTTGTTTTAACTACATCTTCTTCAACATCTTTAAGTTTCTTTTGAAGATCAATTAGTTTATCTGTAACATCTCCAACAGATTTAATTAACTGACCTGCAACTTCATATGCTCTTGGACTCCCTCCCTCTCCAGCAAGTTCCATTATTCCATTAATCGCCTCTTGACCCTTCTCAATCAATGAATACAAATTTGCACGAGTGTATTCATAGTCTTTTTTTATGTCGTCAGACTTTAATGGTGCAATATTTAATTGCTCTTTTACTTCGTCTACTTCGACTATTTTACTCTCGATGTTGAGAGCATCGTCCAATCCCTCATAATTATTCTTCATAATTCTCAAATATCAGTTTGTTGTGTTGGACTAAATGTTTTTGAGTCCGAAAAATCTAACCATTCCTCATCAAATCCAAAATTATCACCAGGTTCTGCATCGTAAGGATCTGGTTGAACAGTGTATCTAACTTCTCTCTTAGCAGTTTGTCTATTCGCATCGGTATACATATCAACCTGAACCTTACGAATAAGACCATCAGTGGTATCTGCAATAGGACCAAACAGATATGCTTTTACTGTAAAATTGAAAGTATAGATCAAAATTCTTCTTGTAGAAAAATCACCTTCATAATCATCGGTAAAAGATACATTATCTAAAACAACAGGAATATCCCTCTTTTCCCCAATTGAATCAACTAAATCTACAGTTAGATTAAATGAAGGTTGGAAATAAGGCAAAATTTGCTCAACAACTTGTAGAGCATCATCTTGAAGTTTGGTCATTAGATTCAATTGGAATCCAATATTATATGGAACTGGAAGAAAAACCTTCTTAAGATTTGACCCATCACATGCTCTAAATGTTTGTGTTACATTTGCTTTTCGAGTCGGATCATATTGAATGGAATTCATTTCAAATGCCAGTCTAGGCAAAGTCATGGCAATTGGTTTATTAAGTTCAGGTTGCTGCTCAATTCTTGCTAAGAATTTTTGAATGGGTCCATATGCTAACGGAACCTTCATCTCACTAATACTATCTCCAGAAGAATCTTTATGTCGTATATAAATTTCATTAAATAATGTGCCAAAGGCAATTACTGTTCTTCTTATTATTTCATGATAATAATAGTTTCCTAACATTAGAAGGTCCCAAATGGATTAGATTCTGTGAAATCGATGATGCCGTCCGCAGCATTTTCAATTTCTATATTTTCACTATATTTATCATATAGATCCCAATTATTATAAGATTGTACCGAATATATTGCACTAGATGCTGCTCCAACAACAAGTTCTCCAGGATAGAATCCTTTAGTTGTGACGTTATCTACAAAAGAAACCTTAAGAATCTTAGTATCACTATCCCAATATTTAACACGAGCTCTTGTTCCAGAACTCGATCCAAATACTTCCTCATTAAACAGATAAGTTCCAATTCCAGATAAAACTGGTGGTGGAGCAATGATAACTGTTGGGGCAACAGTATATCCAGAACCAGGATTTACAATCCTAATAGAACTAATTGATTGTCCAGCACCAACTATTGCGATAGCAGATGCTGTCTGTCCAGAACCAACAGATCCAACAATGCTCACTATTGGTGAATTTACATATCCAATACCATTGTTTGTAACATCAAATTTCACAATTCCACTTCTAATAGTTTCAATAGAACAAGTGGCTAATGCATCAGATCCACCTCCTCCAACTATAGAAATTATTGGCGCAACTGTATATCCTGCACCAGCATTTGTAAGTTGAATAGACTGAATTGAATAAACTCCAGCTCTAGAGGTTGTAATTGCTACAGCAGATGCATTTATGCCACCTATTGGTGCGGATGAAATTGCTACAGTTGGAGTAGTTGTATAATCATATCCATCATTGTTTAAAAATATTTGACGTATATATCCAGTACCAATTGTCGATGTAGCTTCTGCTGTAGATCCTAAACCAATTAATTGTAATGTGCTGATATATCCCTGATCTTCTATTTGCGTATCAATTTCATCAATACTTGTATCAATGACCTCATCTTCATATTCAAATAGTTCACATCTCAATTCATAGACATATAACTTACCTAGTTGATAAAAATTGACTTCATGCTCTACAAATTTTACTTCAAAAAGTCTTTGTCCCAATGGAAAATAAACCAAATCTCCTTCCCTTGGTCTTGAAGCAAGAACAATTTCATCATCATTTAAACCATCTAAAAATGGAGATATAAAGTCTTCAAAACGTTCTTTTGAAATAATCAGACTTAATTCATCCTTTAAACTAACACCAAATTTAGTTAATAAGTCTCCCTGACCAGTATATCCATCATAGTTATTAATATATGCTTCAATTGCGAAATTATCATCAAATCTTGATGATTGGATTTCTTTTAAGATAGTTTGTTTCCTTACAAATTTTCTGGGTATATAAGTCACCTCTATACCATAAATTCTCAACTGCTCGTTAATTAATTCTTGAACGAGTCTCTGTTCATTTTGTGATCCCTGTAAGAAAAATGGATTAAGAGTCATTATCCAATAAAGTCGTAAGGTGGAAGTTCATAATCCATAGACATTCTCTGTCTAATACTTTCTATTTCTTTCTCAGCATCGTCATATATTTCTCTACCATTTAGTTCAATTCCTCCAGGAAGCTTAACTCCTCTGAATTTAATTAAATTTTGTCCCCATTGTCTTTTCATTAATGCAGTTAAATAACGCTTCAAGAAACTATCGTTATAAACTCTAGTAAAATCATTTGGGTCTAAAATTCTATAGCAATCAATTACAATAAATGTATCTTTTGCCTTTGAATCCCAATCTATATCCAAATATAATCTATCTTGCCTTTTATTAAATCTAATTTGTTTGTCAGTAGAAAGGAGGAAGTCAATATCTTCAAGGTAAGTTTTTACCATTGCATATTGTAAAAGTTCAACGGAATTAAAATAATATAAATCATTTAGGAATAATTGATATTTAATGCTCCACATACCAGCGGAGATTGAACTAGTATCAAATTTAAAGATTTTTTCTATACCTATAACACTATCAGGAACCTGAATGAAGTTAGAATTCTCATAAAAATTAAAAGTTGTTGAACCTATACCAGATATATTTCCAGTTGTTGTAGTTGTTACAATTCCAACTCCATTTGTACCTTTTGCTTTTCCTCTATCAATATCTTCTTGAGTGATTTTGTATTTCAAATACATTCTTTCCACACCATCAAAGTGTCTTTCCTGGAAATATTGTAAAGCATCATCAACTAAGTCATCAATTTGTTCATCCGCCAAATTAATTTCTAGTACTGGAGCACCTAACTGTCTTAAGCAATAATCAATAAGTTGTTGTCTACTTGCCGGTTTTGACATTTTTAATAGGATCCTCCATCTATAACACTTGCCCAAGAGGGAATTCCTGAGCTATTGGTTGAAAGTATATAGTTTGTTTCCGATATTGCTGAAAAAGTTGATGCAGTAGAAACGAGTTGATCATTGGCATCAAAATAAGCGATTCCATATGGTTCGCCCGCTGGATAATAAAATGATTGTCCAACAGTAAGAATACCTGTTACATTGGCGTTTCTAGCAGTAAATTCATCAAATCTTAAATCATCGCTGATATATAAATCGCCATCAATATATACATCATTTTTAAAGGTTGCAACTCCAACAAATGTCGATATCCCACTCACATTTAATTGAGTGACGGATGCTATACCACCAATAACATTAAATGATGTTGCAGATGAATCTGACGATCCTCCAAGACTCGAAACTACTTTAATTGTATTTTGTTGTCCAACTCTAACTTTGATATCGGACATTATCGAGTAACTCCTTCTCTTACAAGAACCATTCCTTCAATTACTCTTGTTTTTACCCCAGATTTGGTAATCACAACATCATAAACGTATCTTCCAGGTTTTAAACTTTCAGTTTGGCTGGAAGTTAGAGAAATGGTTATTTTACCCAAAGATGCTGGAGAAGAAATTAATGTTGTAAAAGTAGTTGCCGTCGAACTTCCAGCATATTTTCTCATTTGAGCAGAAACTGTATAGTCAGATAAATCAAGAGAGGAGTTTGAATCACTTTCTTCCAAATCGAATGTTTGATTAAAGTCTGCTCCAGAGTTAACTACAATATTACTGACATATACTGCCGCCATTTATCTTTTTAAGCTCTACTTTTTATTTATATCTCGATAGAACCTATAGATTTAATAACCTCTTGTTGCTTTAAGTATAGTTTGCAATACATCTTTGAAAACTTTTTCAATTCTTCATGACTAAGTTCATCAATCATTCTTGAATACTTTTCAAATTCAAACATTTTATCTATACATTCAAGTTCAATATCATTTAGATCCATTAATAATCTCCTTAAGTAATGATTTAATCTCATCAATATCTTTTTTCATTTGATCAAGCTCTCTTTTCTGAGAATCTCTATTGTTTAAACTATTTACGTACTGGGTGTATGAATAATTATCACAATTAATTATAGCACCCGAGATCTCATCGCGGTATAAGTTCGGGTGCCCTTTTACTGGTATCATCATCTAATTGCAATACTCCTTAAATCTTTGAATCTTGGTGCATACGCTTGATTAGTTCCAGACATTACAATCTTAATTGTATATCCAGTGAACTCCCCAAGATTGTTAGCAGTAAAATCATATTCTAGGAACTGATTTTCCAAACTTGATGGTACAAATGTATCTGGTAATCCGCTGTTATTTGCGGGATTAATTACATCTGGATATCCATCTTGGTTAGCATCAATAGTTAGATTATTATATCCAGGGAACAATTCAAATGATTGTTCAACTTCACTAGAATCTGGTCTAATCAAACTGTATAGGACTCTAAAGTCCGCTGATGCGTGTCTGTATGCACCTATAATTACTTTCAGTGATGTTGCTGGTTGAGATAGTCTTACTGTATTTGAAACGTATACAGCAGCATGTGGATCGTCTAAGAAAGAGTTAACTCTATTATCCACAATGTAATTAGAGACTGGACTATTCAATCTGCTGCTAAGAAGTTGTGCAAAACAATTCTTCCAGAAGATCATTGGTGAAAGATTATTATCAGATGTTGATAGATTTATCTT